TGACACAAATATTCACCGCTCATGGAATAAAAGAAAAGGAAGGGGTATTGAAATTGGCCAATGAAGTTGAACCATATACCCAACACGTTATATGGGGGTTTAATATAATTGATGTTGCTCACTCTGTTCGTAGAGCACAAGCAATCAATTCTGAAATTAAATCTTGGGGATTGAAATACATTACAAAGTATTTGGAAAAAGAAAAACCAAATCGTGTATATGTTGATGGTGCATGGATTTCAAAAATCTATCTTGATAATGAAAGTTACTACGTGAATCCGAAAACGGGTAACTATAAAAAGATTGGTGAGTCGGGAACTGAAGGTTTACTTGAAAAGTATCCAGGTAAGTTTGAGATTTGGTCGGGTCGTAAGGTTGTTGAACAATACCTTGATGATGACTTGTATGAAACCATGGTTGTTGATGATTCATTCTCACAATCAACTTTTCTACTTTCAAAGTTAGTACCAACGACTTACGAAAGAATTGCCACAATGGGCACTGCCACACTATGGAAGATTATCATGTTGGCGTGGTCGTATGAAAATAATTTAGCAATTCCAATTAAAGATGATAAACGAGCAATTACAGGTGGATTGTCTCGTTTATTAAACGTTGGTTATGCTAAAAACATTGTTAAGTTTGACTATGCATCACTATACCCATCAATTCAACTGGTTTATGATGTGTTTCCTGATTGTGATGTTATGAATGTTCATAAATCGATGTTGAAGTATTTTCGTAACATTCGTATTAAATACAAACGTCTTTCGGGAGAATTAAAGTCAAGTGACCCCGTACAGTCGGAGATGTATGACCGAAAACAATTACCAATTAAGATTTTTATCAATGCATATTTCGGTTCATTGTCCGCTCCACAAGTATTTCCATGGGGTGATATGAACATGGGTGAAACAATTACTTGTACAGGTCGTCAATGTCTCCGTATGATGATTATGTTTTTCATGAAAAAAGGGTACAAACCACTTGTGATGGATACGGATGGTGTGAACTTTGAAACGCCCGACACAATTGATGCTCACGTTTATGTTGGTAAGGGAAACAATGAATTAGTTGAATTGGGAAAGAAATATAAAGGTCTTGAGGCGGATACCGCAGAGTTCAATGACCACTTCATGAGAAATGAAATGGGTTTAGATATTGACTACACCGCTCCTTCATGTATTAATGTTTCTCGTAAGAACTACATTATCAAACTAATTAAGAAAGGTAAAGAAATTATTAAACTTACAGGTAACACAATCAAGTCAAAAAAATTACAAGAATATATAGTTGAATTTTTAGACGAAGGTTTAAAACTTCTTTTAAATGGTGATGGGCTTTCGTTTGTTGAGTTATATTATCAACACGTTGGGAAAATTTTTAATAAAGAAATACCATTATCAAAGATTGCAAACAAAGCGAGAGTAAAACAATCTGTTGACGATTATAAAAAACATATTAAGAAGACAACTAAATCGGGTTCATTGATGTCTCGACAAGCCCATATGGAATTAGTTTTACAAAACAATTATCATGCGGGTCTCGGTGAGACTATCTATTATGTCAACAATGGAACAAATAAATCCGATGGTGATGTACAAAAGGTTTCTAATCCAAGTAAAAAAAGACAAGAAGAGTTTTTTGCGACTAATGGTTATCAAATGCCACCCGACTATTTGGAAATAAATTGTTATATGATTTCTGAAAAGGATATTCAAAACAATCCAAATATGAGGGGAGATTATAATGTCGCCAGATATTTGACAACATTCAACAAAAGAATTGAATCATTACTTTGTGTTTTCAAACCTGATATAAGGGGGGACATTTTAATTGAGGACCCCAAAGACAGACAATATTTTACAAAGTCACAATGTGAACTAATAGGTGGTCAACCATTAAAAGAAGATGGTCAAGATAAGTTTGATGAGGTTATGACATTATCAGATAGTGAGGTAATTTTTTGGAATAGAGTTAAAAAAGACCCATTCTTTATGTATGTGGAGAATAGTATAGATTTAGTTGACAAGTATTGGGTGGACCACAATCGTAAGGTTGTAAATCTACAAGCTGCCAGCACAAAGAGTAACGAAGACGAGATAATTCAAGCCAGTGGTAATGACTTTGCATACCATGCGGTGGAAATTTAAATCACGTTAAATGGCGATTGTATTGGTCTATACTTGAGTGCTTTGTTAAGATTCTCCGCCTCATTTCCCTTTCTCTCAAGAATTTTTTCTGGACGAAGTCTTTCAAGTCTTAATTTAAGTTCTTCTTCTAATTTTGACCTTTCATCTTTTACTTCGGTAAGTAAAGTTGCATAGTCCAGTTTAATTGAACTATCGGGTACTTGTAAATCCCCTGAGAATTTACCCCAAATTCTTGCAAGACCTTCTTTGGCGTAAGTGATGAGATACTTTCTAACCCAGTTTTGTGCGGGCTTATTTAACATATCCCATGTCAATTCTTCTATCTCAACATCTGAGGGTAACTTAACAATACCACTATTTTTCTTTAAACACGTATCTAAAGATGTGGTATCATAGTACCAATACCATACTCTCGCTTGATTGTTTTTTATTGAACCGAAATCAAATCTACCTCCGGGTACATTGTAAAGGTGCAATAATTTTGTACCATTAGGACCCGCAGTAATTCGGTATGTTAAATCCATACCAATTAGTCGGTTCTTAATATTTCTATCTTGCATTCTTAATAACAAATCATATGCTGGCAACATAAAATAAGAACCCGATGAACCCTGTTGTGCAAAACCACCAACCCCACCAAACGCAACACCACCGAGACCTCCAAATCCACCTAAGAATGGGTCAACTATTGAGTCGGTCAACTCTGCTCTTGAGAACCATAGTAACTCGTTAATTTCTCTACCAGCCTGTATTATATAAGTTTGTGTATTTGCGGACAATGAAATGTAATCTTTTTTCAATTCACTATTACCACCTGTTTGAAGACCCACAATTTTAGAATATGAATGGGTATATTGAGTTTCGTAATCCAAACTTCTTGTTGTAAACGCCCTTGTAAGTGATTGTGTATCCACATTTAACCCCGCCAAAGCCGACCATTGAGACTCGATTAACCAATCGCTTACATATTGTTCGTATTCAGAAAGAGACAACTCCAAAAAAGTGTCCATTTGTTCTTCAGTAAGTTCAATTCCACGAACCGGCATACCCAAAAGGTGGAATATTTTTGTGTAAAGTTTTTCTCTATCTGGTTGAGTTATTACTGTAGATGACATTCTATTGTTTTTTATTATAAATATCCGTATATTTGGATATTAAGTATTTTTCGTGAAATCAAAATTTAAATTTAAATATACTAAAAGTAGGTTTTCACAAGGAATCAATAGAATTTGTGTGGGTAAAAAACCATACGACACCTCTAAAAGTATCCTTACGAGCAGTTGGAGGGTAATTTATGATGTTTTCTATTCAAAGTATGGTCAGTATGGTAGAGTAACGGAGAATGGCGCGGAGGGGGTTTTAACACCTAAGAGAACTTGGTCTGCAGTGAACCAATTTAACACTCACACAGATATTCAGGACATAATTGTTCAATATCTAAATCAAAATATATCAAATGATTTTTTCTCTAAGGGTATAGAGGAGGTTGATGGTAGAAAAGTTAAGTTAATAGATTTTGACCCCAAAAATGAAGACGTTCAATCTATTAACGATGAGCTCAAAAATTATTTTAATTGGTTATATTATTATGGTGATAAATTATTTAAGGACTTGGGTAAAGTATCCAAGAACGATATTTTACATCACCTTTTAGAAATTGCAACTTTTACAATGGCGGCCGGCACATTTGGTGAACTCGCTGTTGAGTTTTTTCTAAAAACAAAATATCCCAACGGTTATGATGTAATTAGAAATTCATCATTAAGGGGTAACTCAGATGATATGAAAAATGGTGTGGACTTGTACACAATAGAAAAGAAAATACCATCTAAAAAGAAAAAGTTTCAGATAAAAAACGTAAGGATTTATGATGAAAACGTAATTTATAAATCTATCAACACATCTTATTATTCTGATAAGGGAATAGATTATTTGGTTTTGGTTCAAATAAATATTGATGAAAATACCCATATTCCAAATCCATCTAATATGATTTTCTTAAATATGTCGCCCAATTTATTTGACACCAAGAAAAGTAAAACAGGTAAATATTCATATTCATATAAAAAAGAACAAATAATAATGGAAGAACAAATCGGCCAAATTTTTAATTCAAAAATATTTTTTGAATTTTTTATGTATTGTTCCAAGCACGGAATAGAATTTAACATGGATGTTTTGGAAGAAACAAGCATTAAAATTGGTGATAAGTCGGTGAATGTAATTCTACCAAAAAATCACCAAGATTTTAACGAGTCTGTCATAATAGATTCTTGGAGAGATTTAATTAATCAGTTTGAAAAGGATGTGCCTAAGAAAGAAAGTTTAGAGTACTTAGAGGAGCTCATTAAGAAGTGATTGAGCAAAACTTTCTGAATATTCATTATCTCCCATTACTTGGTCGATAATATTCTTTTTCTTTTGTAATATATTATAAACAATCATTTCGATTGTGTTTTCAAAAATAGGATAGTAAACAAGTACACTATTCTTCTGTCCATATCTATATGCCCTATCTTCTGCTTGGGAGTGGTCTGATGGTACAAATGACAGGTCATTCATTATTACTGCTTCTGCCGCAGTTAAAGTAATTCCAACGCCACCCGCTCTAATATTGGATACGAATATTTTTATTTTATCCTCATTTTGAAATCTGTCAACACTTTCTTGTCTTCTTTCTTTTGACATTCTACCATCAAGGGTCACAGAATTTTTCTTATACTTCTCGTGAATCATATCCAAACTCATAGTAAAGTTTGTAAATACAATTACTTTTTTACCTTGTTCTGTGAACTTATCAATTAACTCATATGTGTATGGTACTTTTTCGTATGCAATTACTTGTCTAATTTTCATTAGACGATTTAATGTTACACTAATTGATTCATTCTTTTTATTTTCCTTAGATATTTTCATGAATTCTTCTAACTCTTCATTGTAGAAAGTACTCTGCATATCTAAGAAAATAGGAGTTATAATTTTTTCGGGTAAATCGAGAATGTCGGTTTTTATTCTTCTTAATACCAAATTTTTTGTTCTTTCTCTTAGTTCATCTAAATTACTTGCCCCACCCGTGTTCCATATTTTTTTACCCCCAACTTTAAACTGATAACCCGCACAATATCTTCTGACATAACCTTGCCAATTTAATGCAATTGGTGAATTAACAATTTTTAATAAATTATAATAGTTTATCGGTCTTGATGTCATTGGGGTTCCTGTAAGCAACCATACCTTAGGTATTTGTTTTACAACATCATTAATTAGTTTTGTTCTCTGTGCTGTTGGATTTGAAACATAGTGAGCCTCATCAATTATTACCAAATCAAAATTTTCATTTATGATTAATTTATATGCTTCACTATCTTCTGATTTATCGGTTGTGTGATAGTTTTTTAATATATCATAATTGATTATATAATAATCAAATGTGGAACCCCATTTTCTGCCTTCAACAATTAATGATTTTTTTCTTGAGTAATTTTCAATCTCTCTTGACCAGTTAATCTTTAGTGATGCGGGACAAATAATTAGAACTTTTTTTGCTCCACATTCTAGTGAGGCAATAATCGCGGACGTGCTTTTACCAAGACCCATATCATCAGCAAGAATGTATTTGTCATTGGCTAACAATTTTTCAATGGCTTCTTTTTGATGTTCCATTGGCGGTCTATGTGAGTAAGGAGTATAATCTATTATTCTATCTAATTTTTTTTCTTCTTGGATAATAGATGATTTTGGAATCCACATCGCATGATTCGTTTCGGAATCAATAATTTTACCCCATATATGGTATGCCTTATCGCTTTCACACAATAATTTTTCACACCAAATCTTTTCAGGTGCTTTGGTTAACTTCTTGTCCTCCATAATTTTTTCACCAAAATTCTTGGCAATGGTGATATGCTTTCGAGCAACTCGAGGTACTGTTTCGTAATACTTTGTAACATATTCCGCTTGGGGTCTTGTTAATTGAAAATTTTTAACATTATGAAATTTGTGTTTCCAATCAAGTAATTGATTGTTAAAACCTTCATATTCAAGCAGTATGTCTCTCGCCTCTATTTCTAGAATCTTGTTCTGCATATAACCTAAATATAATAAAATAGAAAGAATAATTGAACTATTTATTGAGTATGAAGCATAAATTACCCATAACAAGAGTCAGTAAATTCTTTTCAGAAGCAGATTTTGATTTAAATCAAATGATAGGTCAAGAATACCTTCATGGGGATTTAAATATGAAATTGGTTCTCTTTAGAGTTGACAAACAAAAGACCGATACGGATGAGGTTTATGCTGAAGTTGGTAAAGACCAAATTAAATTTTTACCTCCTGTTGAGTTTAATGGTTTAGTAAAGATTGAGGAGCCAAAAAACACCACCTATAAGGGTGGGTTAGGTAGGTACTTAGAGCCGGGTAATATGATAATATCTGTTTACATTAAACATTTAGAAGAATTGAAAATAGATATTAGATATGGTGACTACGTCGGTTATCCTGAAAGTGAAGAAAGAGTTAGATACTATACTGTAACCAATGATGGTAAAGTAACATCGGACAATAAACATAATATGTTTGGTTTTAAGCCACATTATAGAACAATAATTTGTGTAGCAACACAAGAATCTGAATTTAGAGGAATATAATCATGGGAATACCTAAAAGAAAAAATAATGTTCAAGTTTACGGGGTTAAACAAGACATGAATGGTCCTGACATTGTAGGGAGGAGAAAAGGGTTATTGGAGAGAATAACTAAATCAGATACCTTCTTACCCGATTCTATTTTACATGAGGACCTTGATTTAGGTATGCTTGATTTTGTAAAACAAAATTTCAAGATTGTCTCTGGTGGTGACCAAATACCCATTATTCCAAGAATCTTGACGATTCAAAGATGGGGTGAGGTTTCAAACAATTGGACATTTGCAGATGAGGATGGTAATATGAAGTTACCCTTTATAGCTGTAATCAGAAGACCAGATGTTCAACCCGGTACTAATCCATCAATTCAACGAACAATACCAGACAGAAGAGATTTCTTCTATGCCTCTGTTCCGACATGGAACGGGACACAAATGGGTGCCGACATATATAAGATACCACAACCTGTACCAATAGATATAACTTTTGATGTAACAATTATATGTACAAAACTTAGGGATATTAATAAGTTCAATAGGATTGTTTTACAGAAATTCTCGTCTCGTCAGTCATATACAAGCGTAAAAGGTCATTACATACCTCTTGTTTTAGATAGAATCGAGGATAGCACTCCAATGGATACTTTGGAAGGTCGTAGGTTCTATATTCAAAATTACACCTTTATAATGCTTGGTTTACTAATAGACGAAGAGGAGTTTGAGGTTAAACCGGCGGTTAGTAGAATGTTTTTATTGAACGAGTTTATTAAGAGTAACAATTATACCAAAAAGTATATTGTCAAAACTATTGAGATAACAATCATGTCTTTTCCTGCTGATGGTGTTCAAACCGTCTTTAGTGTGGGCGAAACAATAAATGTATTGTTTACTGTTGCAATTAATGGTCTTATACAAATACGAAATGTGGATTACCTCCACGTTGCTCAAACATCAAAAATAACCTTTGTTCAACCCCCATTAGATGGTTCAGTCGTGACTATCACATATTATAAAGGTAGAAATGACACATTTATAGATACATTTGGTAAACCATTAAATGTAATTAATGAAAGTTTTACCTATAATGGCTCAAGTTTAGAGTTTACCACATCAAATGCTCTTAATAGTATTATCAGTTTAGATATTAATGGTCTTGTGGAAGATGAAGGTGTCGGTTTTGAAGTTTCAGGTAACTACAAGTTTAAATTACTATCAGCACCCGCAGTTGGTTCAAAAGTAAGTGTCGTTTACTTGAGTTAATTTTCCCCGTAGATATCTTTTTTCTCGTAGATATCTTTTTTCTTAGATTTACAAGATTCCTCAATCCACTTTTGGACTACTTTATAAATTTTTAGTCCGTTTTTATCACAATATTCCTTCAACATTTGATGATGTTTTTCGCTGACTTTGATGTTTTTTAGGTTCTCTTTTTCCATAAAGATAAATAATGATAAAAAAGGATTTTTAATTATCCTTTTTGAAAAAAGTCAGGAAATCTTTGCTAAAAACAAAGATATTTATAAGAATAATAAAATAAATTAACCAAACTTTTAAAAATGGCAAATTCAAATAGAGTATTTGTATCTCCGGGTGTCTACACATCAGAAAAAGATTTAACATTCGTAGCACAGAGTGTTGGTGTTACAACTCTTGGTTTAGTTGGTGAGACCCTTAAAGGTCCCGCTTTTGAACCAATCCTTGTAACAGATTATGATGAGTTTAAACTTTACTTCGGAGGTTCTACACCAGTAAAAGATGGTAATGGTAACCCAAAATTTGAGTTACCTTACGTAGCAAAATCTTATCTTGAGGAATCAAATCAACTTTTTGTAACAAGAATTCTCGGTCTTACAGGTTATAAACCTGTTAAGACTTACGCAATTAAAACCCTCGGCGGTTTAACCTTGGGTTCTTTGAGTGGCTCAACCACAGGTACGTGTGACCCATCCACCCTTAACCAAATAACTGGTAGTACATTCTTTGGAAACATTTCAGGAATTACTTCATATGATGGTCAAACTATGGACAATTATCTATTCTCCTCATTTAGTGGTAATACAACAGGAAATACGGGACAATGGTTTGTTATTGGTAACGTACCATCATCGTCTACATCAGGTCTAACCACAAGTTTAGAAGTAATTTCACCTTTAACAGGTTTAAATAATGCTAACAACCAAAATGGTAAAGAATGGTATAATATAGTATGTAATTCAGGTGGTACTGAGGTTTACTCCTTCTTATTTGTATACACATCAGGTGGCACAGAACAATTCAATGTGACTCAATTTGTTTATAACTCAACAGTTAAAAGTGAACACAATAATAAAGTTGTGGCGGCTTTCAGACCAAGAGGTTCATACTCAGGTCAAACTTTAGGTCTTGAATTGACAGGAAACACAAGTTTCAATGTTGTGGGTAGTTCACTTAGGGTGAATCCATTCTCTGAATTTACAATTCAGGTTACAGGTACAACAAGTAGTGGTAAGACATTTACATGTTCTATGGATACAACATCATCTAAGTACATAACTAAGGTTTTAGGTACCGATGTGTTTGATAAACCAAGAAAGGAAGTACCTATCTTTGTTCACGAAGCATATTCCGCATACTTAAAAGCGGCGTTCCAACAAGGTAATGTAAGAGGTCTAAGTTTAGATGAGGTGTTTGTTTCAGAAGGTTCAAACTTCGCGGAACAATGGGATACCCCAATGTCACCAATGGTTGTATCTGAAGTTCGTGGTGGTGAAGTATCTGATTTGTTTGAAGTGATTACTATCTGTGATGGTAACGCAGCGAATGAACAAGTAAAAATTTCAATCATTAATATTAACTTAGAAACAGGTGAATTTGATATGTTAGTTCGTGATTTCAACGATACTGACGACAATCAACTTGTTCTTGAAAAATTCACAAGATGTTCAATGAACCCTGACTTACCAGGTTATGTGGCGAGAAAAGTTGGTACATCTGATGGTGAATATGAATTACGTTCTAAGTATATCATGTTAAACATGGCAATTAACCATCCCGTAGATGCGTTCCCTGCTGGTTTTAAAGGATTCGTGGCTAATACATCGTTCTCAGATACAACCTTGGGTTCTGTTATGTTTAAAACTCAATTCTTTGACGCTGGTGACGTTATGGGATACGAAGCCGATGGTACCCCCATCCTTTCAGGTGGGGACAAAATCAGAAAGATAACCTTTGGTTTATCTTCTCAGACAGGATTTGATAAGGATTTATTTAAGTATAAGGGAGCTGCAGCGGTAGGTACTACTAAAGGTTTCCACTTATCTACAAACGCATCAACAATCACAGGTACAACATTCACAACTACATCGTATGATTTAGAGGGTCAAACAGGTGTTGATAATGTTATGACTAACATCAACTACCGTAAATTCACTTTTGCGGTGTGTGGTGGATTTGACGGATGGGACATTTACAGAGAAGTTAGAACATTCGGGGATTCTTATATCTTCGGAAAGCCAACGTATATTAGTGGAAACACGTCAAATGGTGGTGTATTCAGTACTACGGTTGGTAATTCTGACTACTATTCATACTTAAAAGGTATTCAGACCTACTCAAACCCTGAAGCTGTGGATATCAACATATTCGCATCTCCCGGTATCAACTTCTATGACCATAGTTCATTGACTTCACAGGCAATCGACATCATGGAAAATGATAGAGCGGATTCACTTTATATCATATCACCACCTAATTTCTCAACAGTTGAGGAAGTGGTAGCCGCTTTGGATGGTGTTTCTCTTGACACTAACTACACAGCCACATATTGGCCATGGATTCAGGTTAGAGACCAAGATAATGCCACCCAATTGCTTGTTCCACCAACAGGTGAGGTTGTAAGAAACATAGCCCTTACGGATAATGTGTCATTCCCTTGGTTCGCGGTAGCGGGTTACTCAAGAGGTTTGGTAAAAGCGATTAAAGCAACCAAGAAATTGACCTTAGACGAAAGAGACGAATTATATAAAAACAGAATTAACCCAATCGCAACCTTCTCAGATACAGGTACAATCATATGGGGTAACAAAACCCTTCAGGTTAGAGAATCTGCGTTGGACAGAATTAACGTAAGAAGACTCTTGTTAAGAGCCAGAAAGTTAATTTCAGCGGTTGCAGTTAGATTACTATTCGAACAAAACGACGAACAAGTAAGAAACGAGTTCTTGAGATTGGTAAACCCAATTCTTGAGTCTATAAAGAGAGAAAGAGGTTTATACGAATTCCGTGTAACCGTATCAAATGACCCTGAGGACATTGATGCAAACACTCTTAGAGGTAAGATTTACATCAAACCAACACGTTCACTTGAATTCATCGACGTTGAGTTCATAATAACACCTACTGGAGCATCATTCGATAATATCTAATGAAAAGGGGGAGTTTAACCGCTTCCCCTTTTAAATGTTCCACATGGAACCAAAATGTATAAAAGTTATATTTTAATATTAACCCAAGAATTGAGAAAAAACCCAGTATATACTAGAATCTAGTTTATATTTAATTAATCTAGTTTATATTTAATTAATCTAGTTTAATCTGGTTCTAGTATCAAT